GGCGCGAGGCCCAACCCCGTTGATTGTGACATTGAGTGCATTACCCTGGACCTGGTACACATTGACGAAGGGTCCTTGCTTGCTGAGGAAGGACTGATGGAGGTAGTGCTCGCTTGGCACTATCAGCTCATTACGCCAGTCCGGATAGGCAAGCTTGAACTCCCTGAACAGTGCAGCAATGGTCATGCCAGCAGGGTTTTGTTCCTCGCTTCGCAAGTTGAGCAGGAATCTTGGAGAAGAAGAGCCCTGAGAGATTAAGTCCGGGTCTGCCACAGGAAATGCACCAAATGAGCACACCATGTCGCTTGCCATGCGGCCAGGAGTCAGGACAGCAGGATGCATATGGATTGCATCCTCTTTGATGGTGGAGAACATTTCTCTAAATTTTTGTGCCCATGCAAAGGGGCAGTCTCTCAGCTTCTGGTCAAGCTTTGTCCTACCCTGTGGTGCCTTTCCTAGGGCAAAGAGCATTGATGACAGGCAAGGGAAGAGCTCAGGCTTTACGCCAGCGGCCCACGTCCAGTAGTGGCTTGAGAAGGCAGTGTCAATGGCAGAGCCTTGCTGGACAAACCCTGAACCTGCACGGGCTTGCACTGCCTGGAAGTTTCGTGCGTTCAGGGGAATCAGGGAGAGAGTGTGGCGAAGCTTGTTGATGGCCTCTGGGCTGTAGTGCTCTTCGTGTTTAGAGGCATCGATGTCGGTCACCATGTTGTGTATCTTCTGCTCTATTTCCTGCATGGTGAAGGTTTTGTTGGTCACTAGCCCAATTGTCGCAGTTGTGGCTAGGAGGTTTCCTGCCTTGTTCTTGCCCTCCCAGTTTCCCCAGGGACATGGTGCCCTCCAGTCCCCTGCCCTCAGCCAGTCTGCAAAGGCTCTCACGTGGGCCTGCCTATCAACTGCTTCTGCCCTCCTTGGCTGTGCTCCATTAAGTGCAGCATCTCTTCTCACCTTCATGTCATTCAACATGTCTTTAAGGTCAGTCACAATCTCGCCACTGACTGTGTAGACCTTGACCACCTCATCAGTGCATGCCTTTGTGAGGTCATTAAATTCAAACCCCACCTCCTCTCGCCAGGCCAGGGCACACTGCTGGTAGGCATGCACATCTTCTTCGGTGGGGAGGTTTGCCTTGAGGTAGGTGTAACGCTGATGCCAGCTCATCATGGGCGTATCCTTCTTTGACTCAAAGAAGGCATGACTCTTCTCAACCATGTTCTGGCTGGCAACCCAGGCGCACTCCTTGATCGGGGCCATGTCCATTAGCCTCTCATGCATGAGCTGGGCCAGCTTTGCATCCTTCTCTTGTCTTGAACCCTTAATCTCCACCATGGATGCAGGATGGATCTCCTTGCAAAGGCTCTCCGATATGGTGCACAAGGTGGAGAAGGTCAGGCGGGTGTTTCGCCTCTTAAACTCCTCATACCAAGTGTTGAGGCCCTCAACATTGGTAAAGGTGAGCTGGGACACAGGGAGAGGCAT